GGTAGCGAAGTTAAGGGTCATGTTAGAGACACCCGTAACAGTACTGCCCGTGGTAGAACCCGTAACGTCTGCGTTATTGCCTATCGCCGCTTGAGTCATGGTGCCGTTTACTTGGATGGTAAACAACTGGCTAGGGTCATCAATCACAGAGGCTTGAATAGAACCTGTTGTGATGTTGATGCTGCCCGGATAGTAGTTTTTCCAAGTAGGTTTCTGAGTGGTTGGGTCGTTATAGAAGCAACCGTTAAACACGCCAACTGCAGAGACATGTGAACCGGGTGCAAATTTAACAAGAAAGCCAGCTACAACCGTTACCAAGTCACCTTGGAAAATTGCGCCAGCTTGGTTGTCATCAATGGTGTAACCGTACTGCTTCTGTGCGCCAGTGGCGGACAGGTTTCCTAGTGCCCGAAGGCCATAGGGGTTGTTTACGTTAGCCATGCTATGTGTCCTTTAAGTGAATTATTTGGAGGGGTCTTGTCCACCAATGCTTACACGCGACTGCCGTTCTGGCTTGTTAATCTTCATTGACGAATGTGCGTTCGTCTTCAACAAGTCATTATCGACTGCCCTTATTTGGTCGTGAGTGCGATCTTTGTAATACTGCCGACGCTCCTCTGCCGTTTCTTCAGGGATTCTTGCCAGCAAAAGGTCGCCAACGCCGATGACGCCAACGTTTCTACCTTCTTCAGGACTTTGCCCAAGGAAGTCTGGGTGTGCGTCTGCTCGCACCAGCTCATACCCCTCACGGAGTTTTGCTGACACGTTCATGCGATCATCCATTCCACCGGCCTCAGCCCGTAGCCAACGATTTTTAAATCCAGCCGGAGCAGGAGGTGCATCTAAACGTGAAGGGGGTGCCCATGCTTTGCGCCGCGCAGTGACTTCACGGGTTTCTGCCGTGCGAGGACTACGATTAAGTTTTGGAATTTCTGGTGCGTCAGCCATGTCATTAATCCTTTACGTATTTAGCGTATTCTTCAAGAGGAACATTCAGTCTTTTTGCGATTGCAACTTGGCTTGCGCTCAGTTTAACCGTTCTGCGTGCAGAATTATTTACTCCCGACGAGCGGGTTGCAGGGGCGACCGTCTGCACGAGACGGGCGTTTCTGTTGTCTTGTAGCGTGTTGTGCGGCCTAGTTTCCTTTGGGAAAATATTGCGCATTCTACGGTCAATTTCATCATAGTACTCTTCTGACTGAGGGTCAAAGCCTTCTTTTTGGATTAAATCAAGGTGTATACCCTTAACGGCCCCTGTCATTACAGTATTTGTGCCAAACCACGGGTTACGTTCTGCCCAATCCTCAGCCTGTTGATCTATCGGGGGCTTGGGTGCAACGTACTTCTGTTGCTGTGTTGGTTGCTGGTATGCGGGTTGCTGCCGAGACAGAATCTGTTGACGATATTCCGTTGCATCGCTTACGCGCTGCTGATCCATCATCATGGAGGTAAGACGCTGCTGCGCCTCCGTCTCGGTGTCAATGTCGTACTCTTCTCGCGCCTTCTTGATAATTTGCTTGAGCGCAACCATCTGCGTATCGATACGGCCTTTGGCCTCAATCAGCCGGTCCGCATCTGTACGCTGAAATCGCTGCTCTAGCTCATCGGCGCGTTGCTGTACGTTACGTGCGTACTCAATGGCCGCTTCTTCTCTGCGTTGGGTCTCACGCAGACGGCCCGTCAGTTTATCGATGCGCTTTTGTACCTTGTCGCCGTACTGGTCAAGGTCATCTTTTTTGGCAGATGGTGTTTCCACCAAAGGTGCTTGTTCTTTATCCGTTACAACGGCGTTCTCGCCATCGCCGTCCATCTCAACCGTTGCTGGGGTTTCATCTTCCCCAACCTTAAACTCCAATTCTTCGCCACTCATAGTTTTCCCCTTTACATGTGCAGAACGTCTTTAGGGTCGTTAATTATCCCCAAGACTTCGTCATCGTTTAACATCCGGATTTCGCCCCCATCGATCTGAATACGGGAACCTGCGTACCTACCAAAGATGATCCAGTCACCTACGCGGCACCAAGGCCCTTCCGGGAACTTGGACTTGTCAGAGTAAGCTAGATCTCCCACACGCAGCACATAACCGCAGTTGGTCGCCAACTGTGTGCGCTTTTGGGTTTCTTCGGAAAGCAGGATGCCACCTTTCGAGGTTTTCGATCCTCGGTAGGGGAGAATGGCGATGCGCCAGCCAGTAGGGTAAGGAACTCTATCAAAAACGTCCGCGTGGACATTATTAATGTCTACGTTTCCGTCTTCGTCGTAAGCATCATCAAGCGTAGGTGAGGTATTTGCTATTTTATTCCTGCGCTTTTCTTCAAGTGCGGTCAACTTAGGTAGTTCCATTACACGTCCTCTGGGGTTAAAAATCGTCTGTAGACCCCTTATTCAGCTCACGCTTTATAAGTTCTTCTACTAATTTTATGCCTTCCAGACGACCCATCATAAAGCGGTATCTCTCCATGTCAGCAATAGTGCCATTGAGCACAATCGCTTCTGAGTCCTGTTGTAATTTCCTAAGCTCTCGCAGCACTTTTTCTGCAAATTCAAGCATGGTAATTTCCATGAAATAGCAGACAGTTAGGCCACTGTCTGGAGGCTAAAACGATATTAGTATAGCTTTACTGGCGTATTTCCGTCACGCTTTTTTATGGTGCGTGTGGGACCCTGCCTTCCCTTTGGTAAACCGCTCGTTCCACGCGATTTTCCAGCACTCGAAAGAGCAATTGCAACCGCCTGTTTCTGCGCTTTTGCCGCGCTAGAAGGCTTGCTAGAGCCTATTTTTCCGCTTGTTTTATAGGCAGAAAACACCTCTTTTACGTTCTTTGAGATGGTTTTCTTACTAGAACCTTTTTTAAGTGGCATCTTACACTCCGTTACGCGGTTTATTAATGCGTTCTAGCGCTACGCCGGTACGCATTTGCGCAATCTTCTGCTGGGACGCAATCCGTTCCTGATTGGCCTGCTGGTTCTGCGCTACTTTTGCCTGATCAATCTGCAAGCCCTGCTGCTTTAGCTGAATATTCGCTTGATCGTTCGCTGCCCGCTGCTCTAGCTCCTGTGCTTTCAACGCCACTATCGGATCTTCCCCATTGCCACCGGGATTCGCTAACTGCTCCTGCAACGTGCGCATAGCTTGCATGTTTTCTGCAATTTTTATCGATACCAGACCCTCACGCTGCAGGTCCGACACCATTGCGTCTGGATCTGCTCCGTAAGTTATAAAAAACTCGGCTTCCGCGTCTTCTTCGGCTTTCAAACGCACATGCTGCATGAGGTGTTTGTACAAAAGGACGCCACCAGCAGGGTTTGCCTGCATTAAGGGTGAAAGCCCCATCATTAAGTGCGACGCAATGTGCGCATCGTGCTGCTGCCCTGCAAACGCCTTTAGTTCCATCCCTTCCATCACGTCCGCGTTCTCAGTGGCTGGGTCTTTTGGCGACTGGTGGCTCTGAGCACGTAAAATACCGTCAATGTCGCGCACATTCAGCGCTGCATACACTAGGTAGTACGCCTCATACATGTTGTGCATCTGTGGCGCACTCTGCGCCAGCTGCAATTGGGTTTGAGCTAACGTAATACGTTGGGCCGCAGAGAAAATGTTAGGATCGGCCACCGGCAGAACAGCGACCATGTTGTTAAAGTCGGCTTTCTTGATCTTGCGACTTGCACCGGGCACGTCATACGGGTATTCGTCTGGCAGATACTCGCCAAACCCTTTGGCCAGCATCTCAAACTCTTGGGTTTGGGCGTAATACAGGCGTTTGTGGATAGCCGACATCACCATCGAGCCGCGCTCAAGCAGGGCAATCGTTGTGCCAACCGCCGCCTGCTGATTTCCGTCCCCCACCTGCATGTCTGCCGTACTGGCAAGGCGTTTTCCAGCCTCAACCGTAAACCCTAGTAGCTGAAACAGGGTCTGGGAAGGCTCTTTGTAGGGCAACGGCAGCAAGGAGGCCGACAGTTCTGCCCCACCGGCGTCAATGTCACGCCATTCACCCGGCTGGATTGGACTATCGTCGTCTGCAATCCTTGCGCCCTTGGCTTTAAAGCCTGCAGGTAGGTTAGACAGGGTGCCTGCGTCAAGTAATTGACGCAATGCGCTGGTGGCGGTCTTAG